CTGCTCCACTTCGTCTCCCCGAACGAGTGGCCGTCTCGGACGAAATATGTCGACCGCTTCTGCTTGACTAGCTGGAACGCCTTTGGCGGTGTCGACATCGTCGGCCTGAACCCCCACAACCGGGACGAGTTCTTCAAGGTGGTCGACCCCCGCTTCCTCCGCCGCACCAAGGAGATGGTGCTGCCGCAGTTGCCGCCGAAGGTTCGTGTCCGGCGTGAGGTGGCCCTGGCTCCCAAGCAGTTCAAGGTCTACAAGGCGTTGCGGGACGACATGGTGGCCCAACTCGACTCCGGCGTGCTGTCGACGTTCGACAGCCTGTCTCTCGTAGGCAGGTTGTCTCAGGCTGCCTCTGCGTACCTGGAGGTGGACGAGGACGGGCGTGTGTCACTCACCGACCCGTCATCCAAGATCGACGCACTGGAGGAAGTGCTGGATGAGGCCAGTGAGCCGGTGGTGGTGTTCGCCGCATCGAAGAAGCTCATCGACCTGGCGTCCGCACGCCTGGAGCGCCGTGAGATCGCCCACGCCTGCATCACCGGGGATGTGCTCCCCGAGGACCGTGCTCGTGCGATCGAGATGTTCCAAGCGGGCAAACTCCAGGCCATCCTTCTCACGTTGGGTGCCGGCGCCGAGGGCCTGACCCTGACGGCAGCGCCGACCCTCGTGTTCCTCCAGAGGTCGTGGTCGCTAGTGGAGAGCCTCCAGGCGGAGGACCGCATCCACCGGCCCGGAGCCGAGAAGTGGGAGTCGGTCACGATCATCGACATCGTGGCCGAGGGGACGATCGAAGAAGATCAACTCGACGCCCTCGAAGGCAAGGGCGACATGCTCGAACAGATCACTCGTGACCAAGAAGCATTGAAGGGATTGCTATGCGGCGGTTGAGCCACTCAGAGATGAAGATGTGGCAGCGGTGTCGGAGGAAGTGGTGGCTGTCGAGCTACCGCAACCTCGTGCCGTTGCAGGAGAAGAAGTCGGGGGCGGCCGCCCTCGGTACCAGGGTCCACGAGGCCCTAGAGGTGATGTACGAGGTCAGCGATGACGCCGCCCTCGCCACGCTGGCCGCCGGCATCGAGGCCGACGCTGCCGCCTTCCCGGAGCAGGAGGAGCAGATCCGCAAGGACGGGGACATGGCGATGGCGATGGTCGAGGGCTACATCCAGTGGTCCGCCGAGGACGGCGTCGACCAGGATCTCGAAATCCTCGATGTCGAGGCCAAGATAGACGTGAAGCTCCCGGACTCCCCGGTGCTGCTCGTCGGCAAGCTCGACCAGCGCGCCCGCCGCAAGTCCGACGGCGCTCGTGTGTTCGTGGACCACAAGACGGTGGACGACTTCTCTCGTGTGGCTCTGCTCAAGCAGGACACGCAGATGAAGCACTACCACCTCATGGAGTTCCTCAAGCTGCTTGAGGAAGGCGTCTCGCCGGACGAGGCCGCCGAGGTCCGGACGGGTGGGGCGTACTACAACATGCTTCGCAAGGTGAAGCGGACGGGGAGGGCCAAGCCGCCCTTCTACATGCGGGAGTACGTCGGCCACAACATGGACGACCTCCGCTCGTACTTCTTCCACGTCTGGGCGGTTGCGGCTGAGATCATCGAGGCCGAGTTGGCGCTCGACGCCGGCCAAGACCACCGTCTCGTGGTCTACCCGAACCCGACCCGTGACTGCTCGTGGGACTGCGACTTCCAGGCCGTGTGCCCGATGTTCGATGACGGCTCCGACGCCGAGGGCATGGTGGAGATGATCTACCGCAAGGGCAACTACATGAGCCGCTACGACGACGACAGTCGTCCGAAGAACTGATCTGGTACAGTGGGACACACCACATCGAAGGGACCCAAGTTGTCAGCCATTGCTCTCCTGTTCGTTCTCACCGAGATCGGCCTTCTCATCCTCGGTGGCGTGACCGCCGGCCTGGCCGGTGTGCTTCTCGTGCTCGCCACGTTCCTCGTGACGTTCGCGTGGGGCCTTCTGGCCGCCATCATGGCCGCCAAGAACTTCGAGGACGCCCTGTGAACGAGACACTCTCACTTCTCGTCCACGGCGAACCCGGCGCCGGCAAGTCGTGGCTGGGGCAGACCGCCCCAGCGCCACGGCTCGTGCTCGACGCCGAGGGCGGTTCCCGAGCTCCCAAGCGGATCGGCAAGAACGGCAAGGTCGAACGCATCCCGCAGATCGTGTGGGACCCACACTCCGGCCCTCCTCCCGCCGCCGACGGATCGTGGGAGTCGTGCCGTGTGTCGGTCCTCAATTTCGACACGTTGCAGCGTGTGTTCGAGTACCTCAACTCCGGCCAGCACGAGTTCCGCTCGGTCGTGGTCGACTCGCTCACCGAGGTCCAGAAGCGGTGCAAGGACAGCATCCGCTCCGGTGATGAGGTGATGAACGAGCGGATGTGGGGCATCTTGCTCGACCGCATGGAACTTCTGATCCGTGCGTTCCGCGATCTGGTCGACCATCCGGTGCGGCCGATCGAAGCCCTCGTGATCCTGGCTCTGTCCAAGGAGCACAACTTCAAGACCAAGCCCGCCGTACAGGGCGCGCTTGGCACCAGTCTCCCCGGCTACGTCGACACCGAAGGCTTCCTAGCCCCCGGCGTGGACGAGACGACCGGCGAGGAAGTGCGTCGGCTCCTGATCCATCCGCACGAGCGGTACGAGGCCAAGGACCGGACGCACACGCTGACCGCCCACTACGGGCACGTCATCGAGAACCCCGACGTGGAGCAGATGCTCGACGTGCTCAACCAGGAGGAACAGTAAGTGGGAGTCGTCAACTACGCCCAACTCATGGAGTCGGCCGAGGAACCGCAGGCGTACACGCCCCTGCCTCCGGGTGTCTACGACGTGCGGGTTGAGTCGGCCGAGGTCAAGCAGACCAAGACCGGCAAGGTCATGTACGCCCTGACGCTCGTCGTCACCTCGGGGGACCACGCCAAGCGGAAGCTCTGGAACAACATGGTCGTCTCGCCGGAGTCGCCCAAGGCGATGGGCTTCTTCTTCCGGGACATGGCCGTCCTCGGGGCGACCCGTGAGTTCTTCCAGACCGATCCCGACGAGTCGGCGGTCGCCGCCAAGATCATCGGTGCGGATGCCAAGGCTCGCGTGGATCTCCAGTCCAACGATCCGACCCGCAACGAGGTCCGTGGCCTCCAGCCTGCTGGCGGTTCCTCGCCGGCTCAGGCGCCGGCTGCCGCTGCGGCTGCGCCCGCCCCGCCCAAGTCTCCGTTCTGACGGACGGAACCCCGGCTAGGCCCAGGCACCACTCGGGTGCCTGGGCGCTTGACTCTCTGAGGAGGACGTGTGGACTGGAACAACATCCTTGACAGCACCGATCCTCAGAGGATCAAGGACCAACTCTCCCTCGCGTCGGTCGTCCAGGCGCACGGTGTGGCGCTACGGCCGTCGGGGGAGAGGCTGGTCGGCATCTGCCCGTTCCACGACGACCACGACGCGTCCTTCGCTGTGTGGCGCACCGAGGACGGGTCCGAGATGTGTGGGTGCTGGTCGTGCGACTTCCGGCCCGGTGACCTGTTCACGTTCATCCAGAAGGCTGAGGGATGCAACTTCTCTCGCTCCTTGGACCTGGCTGCCGAGTACCTCCGTGACGGACTACCCGAGGCCCCGCCAGTGCCGGACCGTGTGGTCGACCCGGAGGCGCCGGCTCGCATCCGGGCTACGCACGAGTCAACCGAGGGCGTGCCGATCGACGCCCTGGCCGAGCTACTGATCCGCAAGAACCATCCGGCTACCGCAGAGTGGGTAGCGGCCGAGTTCCGGGTCGGATGCACGCCTTCCGGCGAGATCGTCATGCCGCACTTCGGTGCTGCCGGCGGCCTCGAAGCCGCCAAGTGGCGCACCGTCGACCGTAAGCCGGTGGCCTACAGCGGCTCCCAACTCTCCGCCCTCTACGGGGCCTGGCGTGACCGCAACTACAACGAGATCGTGGTGTGTGAGGGGGAGTCAGACACCTGGGCGATGGCCTGGGCGCTCCGTGACGCTCGCGCCGATGTCGTCGGCCTTCCGTCGGGGTCGTCCATGAAGCCTCGCCCTGAGTGGGTGGAGATGTTCCGTCGCCGGAATGTCACTCTCGTGTTCGACTCCGATCCTGCCGGCGAGTTCGGTCTGGCCCGCTGGATCAAGGCCCTCAAGGGCGTCGCCAACGAGCTTCGGATAGCGAAGCTTCCCGAGGGCGAGGACGTGGTGTCGGCCGGCGTCGTCACCGCAACCAGGGCGGTGTCGTCTGCTCATCCGCTGAGCGCCATCGAGGCCAACCTTGCCGATGCCAAGTTCTTCGCCAAGGCGAAGGGCGATGGTGAGTTCTCTGTCATCGCTGACTTCCGCCTGGAGGTCGTCTCGGTCGTGGAGGTCGAGGGGGCGGGCCTCACGTACGAGGTCACCGTGCCTGGGGACCAACGCGGTCCGTGGCTCCTTGAGGGGTCGGTCTTGCTCGATCCGAGGAAGATGAAGCGGTGGGCGCTTGACAACTTCGGCGGAATCTGGCGCGGGAAGCCCTCGGACGCCGACGACGTGCTCCAGTACATCAAGCTGGAGGGGGCCACGAAGCCCCGCTACCAGGGGACCGACGTGGTTGGTCTCCACGGCAACTCGTTTGTCCTCCCTGATCGTTGCATCGGGCCTCGGGGCTGGGTCTACACGACGCCGGCCATCGAGACACACTTCGGAGCCAACGTCGGTGTGCAGGACGAGTGGTGGTCCTTGAAAGCCCTCTCCGCTCTGCGTGACCTCCACGACCCTGCCGTCATCACACCTCTGCTCGGCTGGGTGGCCGCTGCGCCACTCCGGTCGCTGTGCTCACAGTTCCCGATCATGGCTCTCGTGGGTGGTGCCGGCTGGGGCAAGACGACCCTCGCTCAGTCGGTGCTGGCCGCCTTCGGGTTCTGGAACGCCCAGCCGATGACGCTCTCGTCCATGACGCCGTTCGCCATCGCCGCTCTGGCTGGCGCAACCAACGCCTTCCCCGTGTGGCTGGACGAGTACCGGCGAGGCACACGCGACGAGAGCCGGCGCTTCCTGGAGCAGATCGTCCGTGACGCCTGGGACGGTTCGTCCGGGATGAAGGGGTCGGTGAAGTCCTCGGGTGGGATGGAACTGGTGAACTATCAGGCGTCGGCGCCCATGCTGGTCACAGGCGAGGACATGTTCACCGAGCAGTCCCTAGCCGAGCGGACAGTCGCCATCGAGATGCCGAGGGAGGGCCGTAACTCGTCGGCCCTGTCGGCGCTCCGCAAGCTGTCGAGTGGGGGTCTCGGCTACGACTACCTCCAGTGGCTCCTGCGCCTTATCAGCGTGGATGAGCTACCGGCGCCGCCGGAGGAATCGAACCGACATGATCTCTGCATGTCGACAGTGCGGTGGGGCTGGGACCTCATCCACCAGTTCGCAGCCGAGCTTGGCGTGGACATGGGTGACCTGGATCTCAGTCGTGCCGAGTCGAGCTTCGAGGAGATGGACTCCTCGAATCCGTACGAGCAGGTTCTCCGTGAGGGCCTCAACAAGATGGCCCCGGACGGGAGCCCGATCGTGTGGGTAGACGGCCCGGACATCTGCTTCCGGTCTCAGGCCCTCGTGACCTGGGCAAGAAACGAGACGGACATCGTGCTCCCCGGCAAGTCGAGGGCGATGAACGCTTGGCTGAGGGAGAGGTGGCCGATGAAGGAGAACAGTAGGCTCGTGTCCCCCCTCCGTAGCTTCCGGCTCTACGGCGCTGCGGCCGACATCGCCGCCGACTGATCCCCGAAGGAATAGGTCATATGACCTATTCCACTAGACTAGGTGTCTCGATACTGTCAGACTCACCAACAACGAGAGGCGGAGAGTTGCTGCATACCGAGGTGGTGGAGTCAGCGGTACGTGAAGTGCTGCGGTCACAGGCGGGAAGCCCCGAGTTCAGCCAGATGGCGGACTACTACCGGGGATGGGCCAACGATGGCGGTGTTCGTGTGACCGACGACGAGTTGCGCGGGGCCTTGACTGCCCTCGCCCTGCTCTGGAGACGCGCATCGGCGTGGGGCCTTGGCACCAAGTTCTTGGAGATGCTCGGGGAGTGCGGAGCCTTCCTCACGACGATCAACCGCTCCAGGGAACTGACCGCTGACGAGGAAGCGGACATCCTCCGCTACTTGGAAGCAATGGCTGACGACAACGAGAAGGAGGATGGCAAGTGATCGTATCCGATGATGCTGCATGGATGAAGAACGCCAAGTGCTCGGGCGCCAAGACCGATCTCTGGTTCCCTGAGTTGGGCCAGAGCACTGTCCACGCCATCCGGGTCTGTCAGGAGTGCCCGGTGAAGCGTGAGTGTCTCAACTACGCGCTGGACAACGAGATCCTCCACGGTGTGTGGGGAGGCAAGAGTGCTCGGGAGCGTTCCAAGATACTCGGACGGTTCGTCCAGACCAGGAAGCCGGCGGCGTCGTGACCGAGACCACAGAGCGCGTGAAGCACCCCGCCCGCTACAGCAACGAGTTGGTGCCGGTCCTGGTTGACATTCTCCGGAAGGAGTCGAGTCGCCCGGATGCCATGCCGGCCTCACTGGTGCTCGACCCGTTCGCCGGCACCGGCCGCATCCACGAGATTGCGGATCTCGCCGGCTGGGGGTCGACGGGCGTCGAGATCGAGCCGGAGTGGGCGGCGATGCATCCGGCGACGGTGCAGGGGAACGCCTTGCACCTCCCCTGGCTGGATGGGGAGTTCGATGCGGTGATGACATCGCCCACCTACGGCAACCGCTTCGCTGACCACCACAACGCCAATGACCCCAGCCAGCGACGCTCGTATACGCACGACATCGGCCACAAGCTCCACGAGGACAACTCGGGGGCGATGCATTGGGGGCCGAGGTACCGCGACTTCCACCGCGATGCGTGGAAGGAGTCGGTGCGTGTGCTCCGGACCGGAGGCATCCTCGTGCTGAACATCTCGGACCACATCCGCAAGGGGGAGCGCCAGGCTGTCACAGGGTTCCACATCCGGGCTCTGTGCCACCTCGGGCTTGACGTGGAGGACATCGACATGGTGTCCACACGTCGGATGAGGTACGGAGCCAATAGCGACGCACGCCCGATCGGGGAGTACGTCATCACCTTCCGCAAGGGCTGGCACCTCTAGTGGCCTTTGCGTGGTGGAAGCTGGCAGCTTGCCGGGACCTCAACACCGACCTGTTCTTCGATGAGGACGAGTTCTCCATTCGGAGAGCGCGGGAGGTGTGTGGGTCATGTCCGTGCCTCAATGCCTGCCTGGACACGGCCCTTGAGGTGTCGAGAACCCTGTCGGCGGCGGGTACGCCCCACCACGACGTGGGAGTGTTCGCCGGCCTGACAGGGCCAGAACGTCAAGACCTGATCCGTCCTGCTACAGTGGGACAGTCCGATGAAGGGATGAACTAGTGACGACCGAGAAGCAGATCGTGGACGCCGTGGTGGCGGACCTCCAGGGCACGGCGCTCGCCGGCCTCGTGTACGAGACGTGGAAGTACGTCGAGCCGAGGGCGCTCCGGGCCGACGTGTGCCCGGAATGGCTCGTGGTCTACCCGACCCGCATCCAGCACGAGGTGATGTCCACCAAGTCGTCCTACGACGACTACACACGTCTCCGGGTCGAGTGGCGCTCCGAGGTGTTCAGCGGGCTGGAGCAGAACATCGGGGACCAACAGGCAGCGGAGGCTGGCCTGAAGGTCTACTCGCTGATCCGTGCCCGCCTGGAGACCTACGGGGCCGGCGTGCCTGGCCTCGATGCCAACGTGACGGCCGAGTTGTTCGAGAGCCACTTCGGCATCGGCACCAACGGCATGTGGTTTGGGTACGTCCTCATGGACGTGGAGTCGTTCGGAGGCGTCCTGTGAGTGACCTGTACGACCTCTGGCCGACGCCGGCACCAGAGAAGCACGAGGAGCCGAACACTCTCCGGTTCGTCCGCATCCTCTGTTCGGCGTGTGGTCGTGCTGAGGCTGCGTTCTCCTCCGGGTTCTGCCTGGAGTGCAAGCGTATCCACCACGCCGTCAAGTGCTGGAAGAAGGAGCACGAGTCGTGACCTCGATGCGTCTCAAGGCGGTCTACAACTCGAAGAAGTGGAGGACGGAAGTTCGCTCCGAGGTGTTGCGCCGCTGCCACTTCCGGTGCGAGGCAACCCGCCTCAACGTGTTCGGTGAGTACGACCGCTGCCGCACGGTGGACATCGTGGCCGGCGGGGACAAGTCGCTCCTGATCGACCACATCGACCCGTTCCACCCGGACCCGTACGACATCGACAACCTCCAGGCCCTCTGCTCGGAGTGCTCGGGCCGCAAGGACGGCGGACGGAGGCGGTCGTAGTGGGTGTCGGAGGGCGGAGGCCCAACACGATCTCCCCGGCGGTCAAGGACCGCGACCGCATCGTGGACCCGTCCCAGGCCGGCGGCTACATCGTGGCCTTCGAGCCGCCCGACGAGTTGAGCAAGGGCGGCCGTGACATCTGGGAGACGATCACGCCCGAGTTGGTGAAGGGCCGTGTCCTCCGCATGGACGACATCCCCATCCTGATCGAAGCGTGCGAGGCGTGGGCGCTCACCCGGACCTTCCGTCGGCAGTTGTGGAAGGCCGTGCAGATGTACGAGGAAGTGGCCGAGAACGAGCCGAAGGACCCGGCGGAGTTCGAGGCGTGGTCCGCCAAGCTGGACGCTGCGTCAGCGGTGGTGAAGCGGACCCGCTCAGCGTGGGTCGCTGCCTACCGTGTGGCGTCCTCCGCTGCCGGTGATCTCGGTCTCGGGCCGACGGCGCGTGTGCGTCTCGGCCTTGCCCAAGTCCAGGGGCAGTCGCTCCTGGAGTCATTGACGGAAGGTGCTTCCTTCGGAAGTATCCCAGGACAGGGGGACAGTCAGTGAGCAAGAAGCGTGAACCGTCGGCTGACGAGTGGGAGGACGTGGCGAACGACCTCTACGACCTCGTGTGCGAACAGATCGGGTGGGATACCGAGGCGTGCGACGAGTTCCGCCGCCTGTCCGCTCAGGCGTACGAAGCGAGGGAGCGGTGAAGGTCATCTCGCTTTTCAGCGGCGTGGGTGGTTTCGATCTCGGTCTCGACTGCGCCGGGATGGAGACCGTCGCTCAGGTCGAGTGGGACAAGTGGTGCCTTTCGGTCCTTCGTCGGCGTTGGCCGAGCGTTCCCAAGTGGGGCGACATCTCGAACGTCCATGGGTCCGACCTCCCGCGGGCGGACGTCGTGTCGTTCGGTTCCCCCTGCCAGGACTTGTCGATTGCCGGTCAGCGCGCCGGCCTCAAGGAGGGCACGCGCTCCGGACTGTTCCTGGAGGCCACCCGAGTCGTGAAGGAGATGCAGGATGCAGGAAACCCCCCCCGTTGGATCATCTGGGAGAACGTCGCCGGAGCCCTCAGTAGCTCTAAGGGCCGTGACTTCGGGACGGTCCTCGACAAGCTGGCCCAACTCGGGGCGGTGGACATCCAGTGGCGAGTGCTGGACGCTCGCTTCTTCGGAGTCCCCCAGCAGCGCCGACGGGTGTTCGTCGTCGCTCGTCTCGATCCTGGAGCCCGAGGTGGACGAGCGGTACTTCCTGTCTCCCCGCGCCTGCCGGGGGATTCTCCGGCGAGCCGCTCGCCGGAGGAGGAAGTTGCTGCCCTCACTGCAAACGGCGTTGGAACGTGTGGCGCAGACGACAACCAGGCCCAAGCCGGGCACCTGATCCCTGACTACGTCGGCAGCCTCACAACTCGGATGCTCGCCTACGGCAGCCCCGAGGTGGATGGGGGGCACTACCTCCCCGATGGCCCGGGCGTCCGCCGCCTCACTCCTCTGGAGTGTGAACGTCTCATGGGATGGCCGGACGACCACACCCGTTGGGCTGACGACGACAGCGAGATTGCCGACTCGCACCGCTACCGGATGTGCGGCAACGGCGTGGCCTCCCCGGTTGCGCAGTGGGTGGGGGAGCAGATCGTTCATGCCTGCTGATCCGAGGGAGGTTCATTGGTTCATCCGCAACCTCCGCCACACCAAGGGCAAATGGGCGAACACCCCTTTCAATGTGTTGCCCTGGCAGGACGACCTCATCTCGTCCCTGTTTGAGTTGAATCCGGACGGCAGTCGGGCCAAGCGGAGGGCCTACATACAGTGTGGGCGCAAGGCCGGCAAGTGCTCCAGCCCCGACTCACCTGTCCCTACCCCTGACGGGTGGAGGACCATCGGTGACCTGGCTGTTGGTGATCGTGTGTTCGCTGTGGACGGGACGCCTACGACGGTAACCGCCATTGGAACTTGGACCGACAGACCCATGTGGCGGCTCCACTTCAATGACGGGACAACGGCCGACGCTGACGAGAATCACGAGTGGCCGGTCTACTTCTCTCCTGGTGTCAGGAACCGGCCGAACAGGTCTACAAGGTGGATCGTTGACCGGCTCAACTCGTCCAGCAGCGGTGTGTCTCTCGTTCAGAACGCCGCTGTCCAGTTCCCCGAGGCGGACCTCCCCATCCACCCCTACGTCCTGGGGATGTGGCTCGGTGATGGGTCGAGACACTTCGGCTCGATCACGTCGATGGACTGGGACGAGTTCGCCCCCGCCATTGAGTCACTGGGATACGAACTGTTGCCGGTCCAGCCCTCATCTGTCAGGGAGGGTAATCGGGCCACGAACCGGACCATCTCCGGGCTGAGTGCTGCCTTGAGGGATGAAGGTCTCTTGCTCAACAAGCACATCCCTGACGCCTACCTCACAGCTTCCGTCGGCCAGAGGTTGGATCTGTTGGCCGGGATCATCGACACGGACGGCTACGTCAGCAAGTCCAACGATCGCACGCCTGTAGTAGAGATCACGCTCTACCACGAGCGCCTGGCAAACGATGTGCTGGCCCTCACCCGGTCCCTGGGCTTCCGCCCGCTGTTCAAGAAGCAGGAGTGCCCTGGGGCAAAGTGCGGGTGGAAGTGGACGGTCTCCTTCTACGCAGAGAGGCACGAGCTTCCCCTTCGGCTCACAAGGAAGCTGGATCGGATCCCCGTCACACTCAGCGGCCGCGGGAGGCGCCACCATGTCGTTGGATGTGAGCGCCTGCCAGACGGACCCTCAATCTCCATCGAGATCGACCACCCCTCCCATGTGTTCATGGTCGGTGATGGCTACGTCCCTACCCACAACTCAGAGATCGGAGCCGCCATCGGGCTCGCCCTCCTGGTCTGTGACAAGGAGCCCGGTGGCGAGGTCATCATGGCCGCCGGCAAGCGTGACCAGGCGCGCATCATGTTGGACGTTGCCAAGCGGATGGTCCGCTTCTCGAAGATCAACGGGACGCCCCTGGAGAAGTTCCTGACGCTGCGCCAGGACGGGATCTACTTCCCCGAGCTGGACGGCGTGCTCAAGGTCATCTCCGCCGACGGCGAGAAGGAGCACGGGGCGAACCCGCACGCCGTCATCATGGACGAGCTGCACGTCCTCGGGGCCAAGCGCGACCTCTGGGACGCTATGGAGACCGCCCAGGGCGCTCGTGAGAATCCTCTGCTCATCTCGTTCACCACGCCGGGGCCGGCTCCGATCGGGATTGCCTACGACGAGTATCGCCATGCCCGCCAGGTCATGGCCGGCGTCATCAACGACCCGACCTTCTTGCCGGTGATCTTCGAGGCCGACCGTGATCTCGACATCGACAACCCGGAGGCGTGGAGGCAGGCCAACCCCTCGTATCCGATCACGCCCAATGAGGAATGGATGGAGGCCAGGGCCAAGGCCGTGCTCGACGGCCGTGCGCCGGAGTATGTGTTCAGGCGTCTGCAACTCGGGCAGTGGTGTACCACCCCTGACACGATTGTGACCCTGGCCGATGGGTCGTGGGTCCGGGTTCGTGACCTGTTCCCCGGCGATGTCGTCCTGGCCTTCGATGAATCGTCGGGCTCCTTCGAGGGGCGCGAGGTATCGAACGTCGCCCACATGGCTCCCTCTACCATCTATCGGGTAGAGACCAAGCGTGGGCATACCATCCGTACCAACCCAGAGCACCCGTTCTGGGTCCGCGACGCCGACA